CCAAGAACACCGCTAGCGATAAAACATCGCCTGGCACGTATAATTTCGCGATGCAATTCCTCAGGGGGCATGATCCGGGTGGCTAGCTTGACAGAAGTCGAGTTCCACCATTCATCTGGGATCCAATACCACCACTGAAAGCGCATGTCTTGGGCGACAACGTCCATGATAACATCTGCAGCTTTTGTGGTGACAGCACGCTTAGCAAACATAGGGAGATTCATGAAGTCCCCAACAAAACCAGATTGTGACCACAGGAATTTGTTGATGCGTTTACTCATACGATAGAAGAAGGAATCATAGAACGTGTACGCCTGATTCTGAACCCTCTTGATATGGATCTCGCGCTTGCCATCAGAAAAAGAAGATGTCCACTCTTTGGCAGTAGCACGTAGAGTGGAAGGCAATTGGATCTCAGTTGGGACCACTGGTGTGGGGTCTGTCTGGTCGGGAACTTCAGCATCTGAAAATTGCCCCGATTCGTCATCCGACACATATTGCTCGTTAACTGAAATGCGGGAAAGTTGGGTCAATCGAGCATAACGCCGCCCAACTAAAGCACAAGCAGAAGTATCTTCATATTGACCAGCGTCTGCCTCAGTCAGAATGATATCATGACTGGTGTCGCGGTAACCCGGAACACGAGGCTTCGTATCATCGGGATGTCGCAAAGGGGGCAATTTGGGTAGAGCATCAGTAAGAGTGACAGGAACGCTCACGCCCTGACCATCTGGAAAGTCACTCTCACTACAGTCTGAAGATTGATTGGAGTCATCATCAGCCGGACAAAGTGGAGGCACAACATCACAAGTGCAGCAAACTCTTTCACACTTCTTGCATTTCGTGAAAACCATATTCGCATTTCTTTCCATATGGCGCTCCTGCTCTGCTCTATGAGAGAGAAGCAGTTGCTCAAGGAAATAGAGAAAATCGTGAATCCCCAAATCCTCGCATATGGTCATTTTGTTCGTACGCCGGTCAAGCATTGTCATAGGGTGGTAACCTTCAGGACACACACCGTTCATTGTGAAGAGTTGGATGGGCTTAAAGGGCACGCCACCAACCATAACATCAGGAAGATTGGCAGCATCGACCTTGTAAGAGTCAACACCACCGATAGGAGTTGCATATGGTTTCATCACCACAACATCGATACGAACGATGCGCCTTCGCAGAGCGTTTGGTTCACAACTGAGCAAAGACATATCGAGATGCTTCTTGTTAGTAGTACCAGCCGCTAGGGCAATATCTGGATTGACCTTGCCCTTGTCCTCAGCTTCTGCTTTGACAGCAGTAAACTGGACATTGTTGCAAATTTGTAACATCTTGGCGATACCCAATGATGGATCGTATATCAAAGGGCGATTTCC